GTAGCAATGATGGGTGTTGAGATAAACGAAGGCACTCAGGCAGTGATTGACGTGAAGTTCACATGTATTGACTATGACGGAACAATCGTCCCTCAGGGCACAATCGTCAGATATGACTATGAATTTCTTGGTGAACAAAAATCTATTTACTTTGAGACGATAGAAGAGGGAACTATTCCTGTGGTTGTCTACACCGGAACGGAAGCACTACCCACGGTTATTGTGGAAGCACGAGCAATTGACGTAGGTGCAACTCTACCTGTTCCAGTAAACACTGCTCTGGGGATTGACACCCCAACGTCAAGCATAAGTGGGGCGACTGTTAATGAATTTATTAGCAACGGCACGAGCCCTGAAACAACTGAACAGTTTTTAAATAGAGCCGTTCAATTTCTTGGTTCTCTGTCTTCTTCTTTTGCTCGCGCATCTCAAATTGACGGCTATGTATTATCAACTTTTGCCACAACGGTCAGTAGATGCAAAGCATACGACCTTACAAATTCTGCAAGCGGACTTGAGTGGGCAGACGCCGACGAACCTGGATATGTAACAATATTCGTATACGGCATAAACACAACTTTAACCATTGACCAAAAATCAGATATTCTAATTGATGTTCAAAATAGAACTGTTGCTGGTCTTGAACTTGAAGTTCGTGATGCAAGCATAGTCACTCTTACCGTAAGTATTCAGGTTGCGTATTCTTCTTCGTACGAAAGCACAGTAGTTCAGGAAAACGTTGAAACTGTTTTGACAAATTACTTCTCCCCAGTTAACTACAGATTTGCAGAAGGAATAAAACTTTCAGAATTTTATTCTATAGCATCTTCCGTTCCTGGAGTTTTGTATGTTCAGTCTTTGACCGTAACTCCTGGTTCTGGTGGAACAAGCGACGTTGATGAAAACGTTTTGTTTACAAAAAAAGGTTCTTTGCCGTCTTTGACTATTGCGGGAACAACCGTTACCTTGGTGTCGGTAGATGAATGAAAACTCTACAGAGACTATTAGACGAAGATGCGCTAAGAACTTATAGTCTTGAGAATCAACGCGCAATACCTTTAAGTTACATAAACGCCAACCATAACTGGACTATTTCTAACGGCGCTATAACAATGACTGGAAACGACTACTACTGGTCGTCTCATTACGTTTTGGAAGCCTCCCCGAGTTCAGCCAACCCAATGGTCCTGACACTAAATGTCAATGACGTTTTTGAGGCAGCCGACGCTGCTGGTGTTTTTGTGTTTACTTGCGTTGCCTTTTCAATAGACGAAAGTTTTACTATAAACGCTGCTATTTATGACGACAATGGAGTAGTTGACGCTGGAAACACTCGGACAATTCAGGGCGGAGCATGGGGTGCGGCAAGGTCAAATCAGATAACCCTTTCCGTCAATACTCCAGCAAGTACTGACTACAAAGTTGTTTTGACTATTTCAAATCACAACACTAAAAACGTTCGCATATCAACACCTAACTTAGTAAATGATATTGCGTGGGCAAACTCTCCAGTCATACAAAGCATGCGTCCTTTTATTCCTGATTTTTACCAAGATTACGATAGTAAAGAAGTGGACCCGACGTATCCGTTTTTTAGATTTGTAGACGTTTTAACCGATGCGGTATCTGACACCATGAATTTGTACAGTGAATGGTTTAGGTACGACAGAAGAGAAATACCATCAAATGTTGGCTTAAACACCTATGAGAGCAGAAGCAGGCTCGTTGATTATGAACATGTTAGAAACGAAAATACTGAATGGCTAACTCAATTTTCTGGAAATAAAATTAAAAATCAGATATATCTAAACAATACCGGGGTAGTAGACAACAATAATTTGGCTGATTTTAAAACTTGGCAACTTTACCCTGCTGGATATGGTCGTGGCGCTGGAACTCAGTCGGCGATACGGGAGGCTGCTGAATTTGTTCTTACTGGGACAAAGTCTTTAATCATTAGCCAAAGATACGGCAACAACCCTTGGGCTATGAGAATCACTACGGTTGGTAGTGAAACTCCGGGTCTTGACATTAGACCAAACGTTAAAGCGGCAACTACAGCCAACATTACGCTCTCGGGTACACAAACCATTGATGGCGTAGCCCTTGTTGCTGGCGACCGTGTTCTTGTAAAGAATCAGAGCACTCAGTCGCAAAACGGTGTCTATATTGTTGGTGCTAGTACTTGGAGTCGTGCGACCAACTTTGACGCAGTTTCTGCATTGGAGGTTGCCAGCGGTGCGCTGTTCTTCGTTAGTGGAGGAACCGCAAACAACGGTAAAGCGTTTACTTTGACAACAACGGGAACAATCACCCTAAATAGCACAAGTCTAGTCTTTGCCGAGTTTTCTGGCTCACCGGAAGTATTGGCTGTCGTTGAACCAGCAAGACCTATGGGTTATTCAATTACGCATGTAATAGTAGAAAGATTTACATTAATCCTTGGAGACCCTATTTACGGCGTGTTAAAGACTGCTGTTCTGTGATGACTTAATGAGGCACAATATGTATATCCAAATAAACGTAATGCGGGCGGAAAAATGATTGCAGGAAATTACAACATGCTTTGTCAGCAAGGGTCTAGTTTTGCGCGCACCATAGCCCTTGAGCAACCAAGGACTCCAACAGAACAAAATCCAGATGAATACGAGGCTTACCCGCTAACCAATCACACGGCACGAATGCAGGTCAGGAGAACAATTGAGTCAACAACTCCACTTATTACATTGACAACAGAGAATGGAAGAATAACCCTCAACGGTGCTGCTGGCTTAATAAGCCTAAGTATAAGCGCTGCGGACACTGCGGCTCTTACTTCTAGTGGGGTCTATGACCTTGAAATTATTTCTTCTGGTGGACTCGTATCAAGAGTTATTCAGGGAACATTTACCCTTTCTCTTGAGGTAACACGATGAGCAACACAGTTCCAAACAATGTAAATGTTTATCAAGATACTCCAAACAATGTAACCGTTGACCAAGATACGCCGAACCTTGTTATTGTTCGCTCAACCTCTCCTTCTAACACTCTTACAAACAGACTTGAATTTACTCAGGCAACCGCAGCGGCAACTTGGGTAATAGACCACACACTCGGGGGCAGGCCACAGGTAACCATTGTGGACTCTGCAGATACACATGTATTTGGTGAGGTACAATACAATAGTAATACTCGGATTACGGTGACGTTTTCTGCGGCGTTTTCTGGAAAAGCATATCTCACGTAAGGTGGAGGAAAAATGGCACAAAAATTTTTAACAAATATTGACCTTAATCAAAATCAACTAGTCAATGCCACTTTTGAAAAACTGGCCACCGAACCAGCATCGGGCAATTTTGAAGGTCGTCTTATATACGATACGGCTACCGACACCATCAAGGTGTACACAGGTTCTGCATTTAAATCTCTTCCTCACACGATTGTTTCTGGTGGCGGTGCTGGAATCGCAGAAGCGCTTACGGTTTCCGAGTCAAATGGTACGGTAACTCTCACTCTTAATGTTGCAGATACAGACAGTGCCGGTCTGCTGCCTGCGGCAATGTGGCAAATGCTTACAGACGCAACTTCAGATGCAACTGCCTCCAAGTTGGTCAAAAGAGACGCAAACGGAAATGCTAAAGTTGCTACCCCAACGGATGCCGCACACATTGCCACCAAGGGATATGTAGACGCTGCCCGTCAGGGTCTTGATGTCAAACAGTCGGTAAGGGTTGCCACAACTGGAGCAATTAACATTGCTTCTGACCTTGCCGCTGGACAGGTAATTGACGGGGTAACGCTTGTTGCTGGTAACCGCGTTCTCGTAAAGGACCAAAGTACTGCGACAGAAAACGGCATTTATGTCGCTGTTGCTTCTGGGGCTGCTTCTCGTTCTTCTGACGCCAATGGAACAGCCGATACGGGCGAACTAAAGCCTGGGACGTTCACTTTTGTTGAAGAAGGTTCTACTCACTCAGATAAGGGATTTGTTGTTTCTACAAACGGAACAATCACAATTGACTCAACAGGCATTGCGTGGACTCAGTTCTCTGGTGCTGGTTCATTTACTGCTGGTGACGGGATTAGTCAATCTGGAAACACAATCAATGTCAACGTAACTGCTAACAGAACAGCAATTACCGCAGATGCGATTGACATTGCATCAACTTACGTTGGTCAAGACTCAATTACGACACTCGGAACAATCGGAACTGGTACTTGGGCAGCAACAGATGTTGCCGTAGCACACGGTGGTACCAACGCCTCAACAGAATCTGGTGCTCGTACCAACTTAGCGTCATCGTCTGCTGAAGCCACCGGTCGCACCAGCACAACTCCTACGCTCGCTCGCATTGCAAGCAAAGCATGTCTGGCGCACTCTGGCAACGTTTCAACTACCGTAGTTACACATAACTTTAATACCACTGTTGTAATGGTGCAAATTTTTCAAGTGTCAACTGGGGAAATAGTTATTGGGGATGTCACAAACAGAACAACAGACACAGTAACCGTAGTCCTACAAGGGGCAATCGGCGCAGGCGACTACACAATCGTAGTGACCGGATAGGAAATATGAAAATTACAGCAGAACAAAAAGCAATGG